TCAATTGCGTGAAAACAATCATCTTTTTCCTTAGAGTCTGTGATATAAGTATCAATCAATAAAGAATAAGTTAATGAGTGTTCATTCTCCATCGCAATTTGAAATCCATAGAAGAATTTCGCCTCAGCATATTGAACCTCTCTTGAGAAGTTCTCAGCGATATTTTCATTCACAATACCATCTGACGCTGCGAAAAATGCCAAGATATTTTTAATGAAATATTTTTCATTATCTGACAAATTTTCCCAATCTCGAATATCATCACTTAAATCAAATTCTTCAGCCGTCCAAAACGCTGCTTTATGGTCTTTGTAAAATTGCCATATATCGTGGTGTTGTATTGGGAACACCACGAATCTATCAGGGTTTGGTTTTAATATGTTTTCCATAATTAATTATTGTTTTTCTTTTTTTGTTCTTCTCTCTCTTTTCGTTTATCCAACAACTCACGAACTTTATCACGTTGTTTTTGCTCGTTTTGTTCTTCAAGACCTAAGAATGTTACTGACGTTTCAGTATCAATGTCTAACATTCCGTTATCAAATTTACAATTCTCAAAAACAACACCATCGTCACCGATACGTGATTTTGTAATTGCAATAGTCGCCAATTTCATTTCTTTCTGTTGTAATGACTTAGCAACAGAAATAATAACGTGACCAACTTGAGCCTTTTTAATTGAACCCCCCATTTGGTCAGTTGTTACAACTTCAGACGAAATTGAACTTCTATTACCTTGAGTTGCGGTCCAACCAACTAAATTTAATTCGTGACACATCGCTTCGAATGCTCTCATTACAGAACCTTCAGACTTCCATTCGTCACCCAAATTCTTATCAGGTAATACACAATCAATATAATCTAATGAAATCATATCAACCTTAATACCATCAGCAATCATTTTTCTGACTTGGTTCTTGATTTGTAACATTGTTATCGTATCAGACGGAAGTTTCTTTAAAATTAACTGATTCGGCATTGTTGTCTTAATCTCGTTAACTTTAAGTAAAACCTCATCTTTACGAGTTGTTAACTCATCAGGATGTATCTTAGTCCACAAAGTTATGTGTTTTCTTTGAATAATCTTAGGATTATCTTCAAAAAATAATTGTAATACGTTATACCCAAGGTTAAACGCGTGATTTGTGATTTTAGTCATCAATGTAGTTTTACCCACACCTGTTGGTGCTAATACAACTCCGATTTCACCTTTAGCTAAACCCCCTTTTAAGAGCTTATCTATTCCTGAAATACCCATTGGTATAGGATGTCTATAATCCTCATCTAAGACCTCTTCTAAATTAGAGAAAACGTTGGTCATACCATCTTCTCTTTCTCCAACTTGTAATGCCGTTCTAACTAATTGTTCGACTTTATCGTAGTTTTCAAATTCCCCACCATCAATGATTTTTTGAGCTTTGTTCATCACTTTCTGTAACTCTTGTTGTTTACAGAATTTCATCGCTTTTTCTTGAACGAAGTCACCTCCTTCGATTGGTGCGTCTTTTATTTTACTAATAGTATCTATAACAATTTTAGACGCAGTTTCTTGTTGTAATTCCGATTTTGTAATTTGTTCCAACGTATCGAAAGTTGGAACGTGTTCGTATTTTGAATAATATTCTCTAATCATTTGGATGATTAGTTTGAAATATTTATTCTCAAAATAATTGACTTCAATCACGTCGATAATAGACCTTGCGAAATCTTTATCGACGATGATTTGGTTTAATAATTGTAGCTGAAAACCACTACCTAAGTACTCGAAATTTTTATTTGAACTCATATTTTAAAATTGATTTATAAATAAATATTACGCGTCTAGACTAACATTAAAATATTCGTAAGATAAATTTTCTGATGAAAAAATGTCAGTTAATGACATAAGTAAGTTTTTTAGGTGTGGACGTACATCCACAGTGTATCTTATTTTTGGAGGGTAGATTTTAGCGTCGATTTGACGATTAAAAATAATTGAATCTCCTTGTTTAATGTACACATTGAAGTATTCAGGTCCATCAGTATATGATGTATCTAAAACTGTTGGGTTGTTAGAAATCTCGTACATATTGTCCATCATATATGTTACGGTTTTCATTTTTAACTGATGTTCTAAATCAGATTTAAAATCCTTAATTAAATCATATAGGTCACTTGAATTTTTAGCTTTAGGATTGAAATCCTTAACATTAAAAAAACGTTGTACGATAATGTTATCATTTACCGTCATTAAAAATTCTAACTTTGTTGATTCGTGTTGTTCTCTCATAATTTTATTTATTAAACTTTCTTTTTTCTTTTCTTGTTAATTTTAAAAAGGGTGTTAAAAAATTCACCCAAGCATTGTCACCTTTCGGTAGGAACTTGAAGAATCCATCTTCCATCATCAATTTGATAACATTCCTATGACCTCGACCATCAGGGTCTAAGGTTTCTGAGTAATATTCGTTTACTATGTTTTTCCCATCTTCAGTTATTAAAGGGTTTGACAAATCTACAATTTTTTCGTTAATCACAAAAAATTCATCACCATAAATCCCACTCTTAGTTTTACCCGTTAAAAGATTCTGTAACACCTTGTTATCTTTATCTTCTTTGTGTAGGATTTCTGCCTTCTCTAAAATATCGGTGAATTTTACTTCTCGGTCAAGTAGCTCAGGAAATAATTTCGCCAAGGTCTTATCCCCAAGGTAATAGATACCATCAATATTATCCGATTTATCACCGGCTATAATCTTGTAAGTCTTAACGTTATAGTGAGGAATTTCAATATCCTTAAACTTAATAGTGTCACCAAGTTTGTAATATTGTTTTAAATCAGGTAAATAAACTCTTACCTTATCCGAAATCAATTGAGTTAAATCACGGTCACCTGAGAATATTGTTTTATCTTCATCAGGTGAGATTTGACAATAGTAAGCAATCAAATCATCAGCTTCGTTATTATCGACCAACACCTGTCTTATAAACAACTCTTCCAAGTATTGTTTAACACGTTCCTTTTGTTCGGTAATAGAATCTTCTTTGGTTAAATCAAAAGGGGTCTTTCGATTCGCTTTGTATTGGGGGTATAATATTTTTCGTGATAATGAATTTTCATCACCATCCCAAAATACAACAACTTTATCGAAGTTTTCAGTATCAATAAATCGTCGTAGTGTGTTTATAAAGTGCCACACTCCACCTATGTGTTTTCCGGAGTGAAAGAAATCTTTCACCCCGTGAACACCAATTTTAATTAGGTTGTTTCCATCAACCAATAAGGTTTTAGTCATTTTTTACCATTAAATGGTTCTACAATCATTCTTCGAATTCTTCTTCCTCTGTTGGGACAAATACTTCACTAAGTTTAAAGTCACCCTCACCACCTAATTTCTTATTCCAATAATCAGAAAATTCTTTTTTGTATTTCTCAATCGCCGATTTATCATCTTTGATGTAACCTTGAGGAACCGCTAATATTTTACCATCTTTATATGATAATCCATTTACGTGATTCTTCAATATTGAGATTTTTGTTCTTGTCGCATAAACAACAGTTCTACCATTTTTAGTTGCGGTAATGTGATTAATACCGGCTTTCTTCTGATTACCAAATAAGAACACCAATGAAGATGCTAACCATATCGCCTCACCACCTTTTGCTTTAATCTCAGGTTGTCCAAATGGATTGTCAGGTAATTCAACCCAAGGTTGATTAATAACCACCATACTCGCCCAATATGGAACATCCTCTTTTTTGGTTTTAGATATTCTTGCAGAGATACCCATACCAATTTTATCTGCAAATGTTGCCGCGTTATGTTGTTTACCACCTTTACCGTCAAATGTCATTTTACAAGGAATTGACCCAACAGAATCCCATAAGAATACAATGTTGTAAGGTATTTCTCCTTTGTCTTGAGCATCCAAAATTTGATTAATGAAGTCAGTTGCTTGTTCAATATAGTCGAAACTATCATTGAAAATAAAATTACCATCCCATTCACCATCAGAGTTTTGTTCCGCTTGAAGTCCCAATTCAACTGCGTGTTCCCAATTCCATTTTCTTTCCGTAATAACGAAAACAGGTAAATCACCTTGTTTTTGTGCGTTTGCCGCCGCCAAAATCATCGCCGTTGTTTTTGACGAGTTTGAGTGACCTAAGAACATATTAATGTGTCCTTTACTTGGCCCAGGTAGACCACAAGCCTCAGCGAACTCTTCACCACAATCGTAAAAACTATCAGGTTTATATTTTGTTTTGGTTGAAAACTTACCTTTGATTGATTCTAATGAAAAATCTTTTTTCTTTACTGCCATATATTGTGTTTTTAAATAAAAGATAAAAAAAGGTAGTGACTTTGTAAATCACTACCTATCTATAGGTTCGTTTTAGAATGGTAAATCTTCGTCTACCTCAGCATTAACCTGTGGGTCAACAATTACAGGTTTAGACTCATTCTTTGGTTTTGAACCACCAAATGATTCTTCTGCCGATGTTGCGTCACCGTAAACGTATTTACCTTGGTCATTATCCCATTTAGGAGTTTCACCACGAGCAATCGCTTCTAAGTATTCAACAGGTTTTTTAGAATAAACATCTTTCCAAGTTAACTCATCATTAGCCCAAGAGTTTTTAGTATCAACATCTTCGTGTAATGTAGTTGGGTCATCATACATAACTGTTTGAATAACCGTATATTCTTTACCTTGGTTAGTTTTTGCCTTAGTCATTTCAAGGATAAGGTCTCTACCTTTTTCAGCATCGGTGATATCACCTTTGTTTCTCCAAATTGGAATGATTTTGTCCAAGATACCCTCATTTTTGTAGTTGTGTTTAAATCTCCAAAATTTAGGACCATCCTCTTCTTTATCACGGTCAATAACTTTTACAATGTAAAATTTACGTGATTTGTAGTTTTTTGCAAGTTCCTTGTCGCCATCAATTAACAACTCTTCGTGAACTTCGTTCAAAGGTGAACGTTCATTGTCGTTCATACCAGGGTCATACAATTTAATCCATTTCCCGTCGATAAACATTTCGTGGAACCACACTTCCACAAATGGTGAAGAACCATCAGGTGTTGGGAGAATTCTTAATCTCTTAGAACCTTGTTTCTCATTATCTTTCAAGATAGCCGCGAAATATTTTTTCATTCGCTCGTCTTGACTCATTTTGTTACTGTTAGAAGGGTAACCACCTTGTTGTGCTTTCTCGTATTGAGCTAACACTGAATCTAATGTACTTGTCGCCATAAAATTTAGTTTATTTGTTTATTAAAGTATAAGTCCGCCTTGTTGTATTGTCAAATTTTTTAGGAAAAAAAACTTGTCTTTTTTTAAGACAAGTTCATTTCCAATGTATTATCTATTAAAAATTATTCTTGTAACCTTCCTCATCATCAAAGTCTCTAAAAGTCTTTTGAATTTCGTTAGGTGAAAAATCTTTAACCTCATCCGTAGTTAAAATATATTCGTTTTTACCTGATTTTTCCATATCTTCTTGTTTATCAATAAAGAAATCGGAAAGTTTTTGATTATAAGGTCCTGAATCTAAACTTCTTAACTCTAATTTTTCTTGTGGTGTTTTTTCACGATATTTATCGACTTTAGCCTCAAGACTATTTAGTTGGTTCACAATATTATCCATTTCACCTAATTTACTTTCCAAATTTTCTAAGTGAGAAAATAATTGTTGGAAGTATTCTTCTTGTTTCTCCTCAACATTCTTTTGAGATTTAACCAAATCAGTAATGTCAAGTTCTTCTTTACCTGACTCATCACCAACTTTTTCAACATCAGGGTCAGCTTCCACATCAACAGGTGCTGGTTCAGTACCAGGTGCCGGTGGTGGAGTCGCTCCCGCAGCCGCAGGGTCAACAGGAGGTGCTCCCGCTAAAGGGTCCGCAGGTGCTCCCGCCAATGGGTCAGCAGGGGCACCCGCTAATGGGTCTTCTGCCGGTGGTGGTGGTAACTCTTGTTCATTAATGTATTTATTAATAGAGTTAAATCGAGACAATTCTTCTAAAATTTTTTTATCAATATTCATAGTTTTGTTATCCATTTAATAATTGTTTAACACCTGAACGTGTCTCAACTTGTATTTTTTTATTTGTACTCATTGTGTTGTCAACTCTTTCAATTAGACCATCTTTCATTCTAATTGTATAACAATCACCTGTATCTAAATCACAAACTTCTTTAAATCCGTTACCGGCATCTTTTTCAGTGTGACGGGTACTTTTACCCAAATAGTTATCTAAGATTAATTTAGTGTTCATAATAATATGTTTATATATAAATATCTTTAATTGTGAAAAAAATGTTTATATCAAATATTAACCGAATTAAATAATTTAATATTATCGGTAACTTTACTAACAATATTATCTCTATCAGTCTGACTCATTGACATCCAATTCGCCATTTCAACATCTGATGAGTTTGGTAAACGATTCACAAACCAAAACTCAGCAATTGACGGAGCAATTTTACCATCACTATTTGGTTTAACGGTTGACATTCTAGTTTTAAATCTATTAATTAACATATCAATATTTTTATCAACCGAACTAAACGACGCATAAGGTAATAATGTTGACCCACCACTTTTCATACAATAAAAAACAGGTTCAAAAGATTTAATAATTCCCCAATCCCTTGATAAATCAACACCGGATAAATTATTTAAAAACCCCCTTCCAATATTATTTAACATAATAGATGAGAATACCACAAATTTCAATTTACCATCATCAGGTACATTTGCGTTTGCCATTCTTGACATTATTTTAGTTACTAAATCTTTTGTGGTAATTAAAGTCTCTTCAGGTTCATCAACAGGTGTGTATTTTTTATATTTTTCAAATAATAAATCAGAACAACTATTTGATGGTTCTATCGTTTTATCTTTACTTGTTGATGCGACCGCATTTGACGTTTGATTCTGTGTTGTTCCTCCTGTTGAATTCGCCAACGTTTTAGTTGCGTCAGTATCTGACTTCTGTTTGTTTTTCTCAACAATTGATGCTAATAGATTAGCTTTCAATGATTGGATATAATTATCAATTTTAGGTAACGAAGCCGTCGGTTGTCTAATACCCTCAACAATTGTTTCAAAAGTACCTGGTCCAATTGTATGGTTAACCGATGTTATCATATACGGACCATAGAACATTGGAACGTGTCTTAAATTGAAATACATTGTTGGTTGTATCAACGCATTCCCCATCATTGATATTGTACAAGTATAACTTCTATTCTTATATAGATTATAAAGTGAAATATTCTGACTTGCGGCTGCTTTACCTGAAGATTGATTCGCCATTTGATTCTCCACCTCTAACGATTCCGCAGTTGCTTTACCATTTTGTTGGGAAACATTAAACCCATAAAATATAGATTGGTTTTGTGGTCCAATATCAACATTAAACCCAACAACTTTGTTTGATTTATCCCAATCTTTTTTACCTATCTGATTTTCCAATAATGGATTATCACTAGATTTTCTAATATCAAAGGCATCATCCCTAAACTTAAAATCAACATTTTTAATAGCAACAGTCTCACTCGGTTTACCCGCGTAAGTACAAACCATTTTTGCTGAAGAATCACGAGTATCCACATTCATAAATGTACCAAATAATGTATTGGCAAATTCTGTAGTTCCTTCAGGTCTTGGATTTGCGTTTTTAACGGCATCTTGTACGTTATAAAAGTTCACATACGCCGGTAAATTCATTACCACAAAATTGTTCTCCATTAATATGGATTCAACAAATGATAACATATCAACTTTAGTTCCTTCGTGAAATAATGTATCTAACCTACTTTTTAATTTATAGATATCAACTAATATTTTATCACCAATATTTCTACTAGCCCTATCAAGTAATAATACATCCTCAAAATATGTCTTAGTCTTTAAATCCGCACCCGCAATCCATTTGTCATTTAAGGATTTAAAACTATCCCAATAATCAAGTTTACCCTGAGAACCATTAAGTACTGAATCAACAATCGGTTGTGGTGTATTATTAACATCAGGTAAAATTACTTGTAATCGTAACATTAAATTATTCAACACCCTGTCTTGAAATTTACTTGATGATTGTATGTAATCATCCATTAATTTTTTGAAATTAACTTCATTAAAGTTTGATTTAGATACCGGTGTTGTTATTAATTTTTTAGACCTAATTTTTTTAGAGACTATCGGGTTTTCTTGAATCCCTAAAGGACCGTAATGTACGACAATTAATTCGTCGAACAATTTTAAATCATCAGGCTCTAACGAAGAAGGTAATGAATCCACAACATTTTTGTCAGGTGCAAATAAGATAGCCGTTTTCTTAGGTCCTGGTCCTAAAAATATCTCAATTTTATTACCATCCTGTAATATCGCATATGAATTTTTATTTTCTGTTGTTGGGGGTAACGCAGTGTTATCCAACGATTCACTTAATTTTTGAGACGCATAAATTTTAATAATTGGTGCGAATGTTTTTATATTAGTATCGGTAAACGCAACATTAAAGTCCAAAAAGAAATCAGTGATAAACGAACCGTTATTTGAATACATTAATTGATTAATATCGGAATACCCAACATAAGTTTCCAAAACCTTCCATTCGTTAGGGTAGTTGGCCTTTGACGCCGCTAATGTCACCGACCCACCATTAGAAGGTAAAGCATTCGGTGTTGTTGAAACATACTTATCCCAAGTATAAGAATCAGTTAAACTATAGTTAGAAAACGTATAGAATAACCTTTTATCAAAATTTGATGGGTTACCATATTTCACATACATATTAGTATCCAAGAATTTTTTGATAGTATTATTAATATTGTCAAATTGTTGTAATTGGATGTTCTCAACCAACTCAGTTGGTGTTGTACCTGTTTGTGTTGGGGTACTCATCATACTAATCATTAGTTTCTGAAAATTCATTCCATAATCAACATTCTCATCAATGTCGTATTGTGATTTACAAAAATCTAAAAACTTAGTTTCAAACATATCCAATATATCGGTTTCAAAAACTGAAAAGATTTCACTGATTTCCGAATAACTATTTAATCCACCTTTGATTGAGAAATTTTCTTGATTTGTACTACCCGTTAAAATTTGTTTTAAATAATTTGTCGGACTTGGTTTCATTACTCGACCACTATCAAAATACCCGTAAGTTGGTGCCGCCCAAAATGTTCTAACAGAACCGTTATACATCGCAGTATTACCTGTCACCTCAACTCTTAAATCACCGTATTGGAAACACTCTTCTTGAGTTTGATTTTTAATCACCCCCATAGATGGCATTGGGAATATATTTGCCCCATCATCTGATTCAACAAATACTGTCCAAGGATTAATCCTTAAATCCCTATTAATATTATTAGCATCAAACGTTTTAACACCCGTAATTGACGCACTATCAACATATTGTAATGAAACACCGTAATCATTCACACCATTCTGAATGTCACCATTAGTATATCCTGAAAAAACATTATATCCTTGATAAAACACATTGAAGTCGTTAATAACTTTAGGATAAAATCCTGTGTTAATTAATGTTGTCGTGTCAGTACCAAATGTACTAGTTTTTTCTAAAACAATATCTATAGTTCCTCCATTAACTGAGAAAGTATAGTTTTTAGTTTTTGCTGATGTTACAGGGTCGAAATTGGTAACATAATCAAAATTTTTCCAAGCATTATCTAAAATATCAACACCATCATTTACGTATCGTTTATAACGATGCCAAACTGAACCTAACTTAACAATCCAAGCATAAGGTAACTTATGTAGTGCTCCGAATTTTTTCAATCCCGCAAAAATATAATCAAGGTCTAAGGTTGTTCCCGCATCATATTTACGATTTCGTTCTCTTAATGTCGCTAATGGTAAACTATTCAAAAATAGATACGCCGCAGAGACATAAGGTGTCTTATCATAATTTCTAAAATTTAACACCCCCTCTTGGATTGAGTTCACAAAATAAGGTGTGTTTAACATAGATATTGTTTGTTTTGAATCAACATATCCACTATAATTGGCATAATATAAATCACCCTCAGTTATGATTTGATTTTCAGGTTTTCTGTTACTATAAAAATCTTTAAATGTCGCACTATCTTCAGGTGCCGGTGTCGTAATCGTCCCCATATGAACAAAGTTCGTGATTGGGTAAGACGAATCATTTATTGTAAAACTTGTGATTGTTTTATATTGTTTATCAAACGATAAAGTTTTTGTTGTATTAAATGCGTCACGACTTAACGATATTGAACCACCATTCGATAAATTATTCTTACACCAAGTAGTATCAATAAATGGGTAAGTATCTAAAACATCAAACGAATTACTTGTTGTTGACCCGGTTAAATAATCAATGAATGAATCCTCTTTACTTAAACTTATCATAGGTTTAGATAATGGATTCTCCATAACTTCCTCATCAATAAATAAAAAGTTATCAGATTGTGATAGTTGTTTAATATAAGGTGTATTGTAGATACCTCGGATATAATTTTGCCAGCTAACACCAACACCCTGATTAGACATATGTTCTAACACTTGGATAAAGTTTTGAGAATTTAATGAGTATTCTTTTAATTTTTTGATTAAAAATGGATTATCATTTGACAAACTTTCTTTAATATTAATAACCTCACTTTCAGCAATTAAATTTGCAGTACTATCCGCGGCTGATACAAAACTATTGGTTCTGTTTAACCTTGAATAGTTTGTTAAGAAAATAATTCTTTCCAATAATTCGTAGAAAAATTTAACCTCCTCTTTATTTTGGAACACCGTGTTAGAGATTGGGAATTCAATTGCGTTTAAAGTAATTCTATTAACATCGGTTACTTCATTAAACTTTGGTGACGCTAATTGAGGTTCTGACGCTCTCGCAGTATACCCTTTCATAAACTCCTCAACAAACTCAATTTCAGGCCACACATTTAATAAATGACCATTTGTTACTCCGACAACATCATTGTCACCAGGATATCTATGTTCAAATTTTTCGTGACCATCTTCACCACTTGTAGTTATCATATAAGTCGGCCAAGGATATACAGGTAGTAAATTATTAACACCCGAACTAAGATTATCAGGGTTAGCATTCGAAACAGTATTCTCAAATATTGGTTTTTTTCTCAAAGGATTTAATCGTTCTTCCCAAGCAGTTGAGTGAACATCATCCATTAAACGTAGAAACGCTTCACCATTGGCAAAAATCACCGCAAGAACATTTCTAATATTAGGAACAAACCCAATACCATTATCACTACTTTGTAATAATTTAGCCAACGCATTAGTTAAATCATCTTGTATTTTTTCTCTCCATTTACTTACATCCGCAGCAATTTGTTCAATCTTGTCATTAAAACTATTTTTACCCTGAAAATAAAACCAATCAAATTTTGGTACAGGATTACCATCTTTAAGAACTATGGTTTGGTCATTTAAATATTTTTTAGCAACTAATTCCGCTTGGAATTTAGTCAACTCTTCATTACTCGGCTCTGTTTTAGACCCTTTAACTTGTCGATAGGTCTCTTTTAAGTTTAATTGTTTTTCAGTAAATGATATTTCAAAAATACTTTCTTTAATGTTTACAGGTATACTAGAATTGGTTGTCTTACCATCAATAGTGTATTTACCTTCAACACCTAATGTTTCATTTAAAGATAATATTTTATTACATTCCGTAACAATCTTTTTTAATTCGGTTATTGCGTTATTTCTTTCATTTGGTGTAAATTCAGGTTTAAAGGTGTAAATTTTAAGAGTATTTGATTGACCTGTAGCCGTTTTAACTATTGTTGTTGATGTACCATTAGTTAACGAATTTAAATTACCCGACACCGGATTATCAATTATTAAAAAATTGACTTTATCCATATACTTGTCAACCCAACACACTTTATCATATAGAAAAATTTGGCTTTTATAATCATTCAGTTTCTTTTGATATTCCTCAACTTTAGTTAATGGGTCCATATTTTGTTTAGTAAATGAATCCAAAATATTTTTGATAAAATTCTCAAGATTGTTTCTCATTCTAGCAATGGTCAACTCAGGAAAATCATCAGGAATCATTCCTTTTGTTTTATACTCAGTATAGACTTCCTTAATTTTCCCATAACCTTTCGTCGCAATAACATCATTAACTTCTGTTAAATTACCAGGTCCACCTGTTGTTGGTTTCACCGAGTATCTTGAGGTATACATATGTGGAACTGCCAATAAATAACCCATTGACACTTCAGCTATCGCACTAAATTTATATGTGTAAAACACCAAATCTATTACGAAATTACTACTATACGAATCATATCGAGCATTGAATGATTTTAACATCAATTTATATTTGATTGCCTTACCATAGTACCCTTTAACCGTTAATTCAAACATTGGATATGGCATATTGAAAAATGCCGCGTAAGGTGAACTATTTCCCGCCTCAAATAACGCACGTCCTTTAACGTCAATTAATTCAATATTAAACGTCGGCATAAAATCTAAACCTTGACGAATATTAATACGTGAAATACCTAATAAACCATTATCAGTCGCTTTTTCCGCACCATCTGAATGTATTGTTTGTCTAAGATAAAAGTCGTTATCCATATTTGGATTTTTAACTGACTTTTGATTTGGCTGATTAACCCCTTTACCCTGTAAAGTATTTTTACCCGTAATTTCGTCGGTATAACTATTATCCAAAAATTCTTTATCACCAGGTTTTAAGAAATTGATTGATGCGATTGATAAATTTTGTATTCTATCATTTGCCGCAACACCCGCAGCCAATTTAGTTCGAGGTAAAACTTTACACTCCAAATTGGCATACATCACCAAATTCTCTTGGTTAACATATCGTTCTTTACCTTTACCATCTTCACCTAATACCTTATTAGGGTCAACTATGATTAAGTTATTGTAATCGAAATCTACTAATATATTTTCTGTTTTATCTACCATAATAAAAGAAATGTGTCTCTAATTGATTGTTATAATCCTGTAATGAAGCTACTAAAGGAAATGGAATTGTCAATATAGAACCATCACTTATGTTCCATTCTTGACCACCAAAATTAGGATTAGCGGACATAATTAACCAACCAAAATATGGAGTACCATAATATTGTTGTGACATTTTATCTAATCTTGATTGTCCAACTTTGTAAATATACCTCTTGTCGGTACTTTTACTCGGTATATTAACATAAGGAACCACAGTTTGTTCCCCATCTATTATGAAGTTGTTATATCGGTTATAATATTGTCTACCCATAATTAATTAAATTTAATTTTACCATCAAAGGTTTCTAATTTATTGGTTAAAGACGGGTCCCCTTTATATAAATTCGTTAAATCTGTTTTTTGTTGAGCCTCTTTAGCGGCATCAGGAACTGTAGTGAAATTAACAATCCTTGACTTACCTTTCGTATATAGTATCTCATCAATACCTTTAGTGTATTTTTTAAACTCAGATGTGTTCTTAAACTTATCTAAAACTTTATCCTCAGCTTTTATTTCCTCTTTATATAAATCAACTAAATAATCCATAACATCATCAAACACTTTAGCTAATTTTTTAGGTTTTTTAATCGTTGCGATATTTGGTGTGATAATTCTTTTTGTAAAGTCTTCGACTTTATTTTTATCAGTAAAAATTCTACCAACTAAAATAAAGAAACGTGCGAATTCGGTAGGTTCACCTTTAAATGCGGTTTCTGAAAAGAAATCACCATCAGCAGGGTATGGTGGTGGTATTATCGCGTTTGTATCAGCTAATAAAGTATAATACTCATTCAACGCTAATTTAAGTTTACCATAATCATTGGCCATATCAGCAAATTCACCCCCACTAAGATTGTAAATTTTTAATTCACCATTATCTAATATTTTACCATCAGTTTTATTATTAACAAAATTCATTTTTCTGATGTCTTGAACATAGTCTTGTTGAGCGGTCCCAATTTTAGTATTAGTAATAGTACTAATGTCACTTGATATTGAACTTTTTAAACTATTAACGTATTTGATTAAATTATCTTTAATCACACTTAAAGTGGTATTATCATTAAATCCTTCATCAACCAATAAAGTAATTATTGGATGAGTTCCCGATAGTATATCATTTAAAACCAATTCAAATAAACCATTTAAATCATCTTGGAAATCAGGTTTACCAAAGATTTTAACATCACCACCATTACCATCTTCAATAACCGTCCCACCTGAGAAATTTCGTTTGTTACTCACTAATTGTAACATACCATAGTTAGTTTGTTTTTGAATTTCTTCAATTGAATTAAAGATATTGGTAAAATACGTTTTACTATCTTCCAACACTTTATCCATAATTTTCATATAACTCATTTCACCTGTTTCACCACTCGGTGTTAAAGGGATTGTGTTTTTAATTTCACCAATCGTATTTCCAGCGTCATTACTTTGTTGTGCCGCCGCAGTATTGTTAACTGTTACAGGTGGTTGTTGGGCAATAATCGCATCTACAACCATTTTATCTAACGCTGAAGTATCTTCAGTCCAAGTCGCTCTTTCATCATATATCTCAGTATTACCATAGTAATTAAATGATAACGCATTTTGTAATTGTTCAACAGGTTTTGCTAACCCCATACCACCAATCATCTTAAATGATAAACTAACTTTAGCAATCATAGGTTGAACACCAATACCTTCAGGGTTCATATCATAGATTAACGGGTCATAAGTTATAGATAATGTCTCAGGGATAATTTTAGTGTGGTAGAAGTCACCAATACGTAATACCAATACGGGTGGTGCACCAAACGAAGTATTAACCGCGTCTGAAACTTTAGGTTTACCGTCACTACCGATAATAGGAATAGTTTCCCCCGGTCTAACACATTGATTTAAGAAAGTTAATCGAGAATTTAAACCTTCAGGTGTTGTTGAGTGAAAAGCCGGATTAAAATATTTAATCTTTTCCTTAATCGAATCATATAACATCGGAACATTCTCTTTGATAACATCAAAATAATCACATTCTGATAATAAGTTTCTTAATATTTTTTTAGATATACCTTCTTTAATTTTTTGCTCAATTGATTTTTGAGGTTCAGGTCTTTTAATTGGTAATGTTTCGGTATTTCCATTTGTGTTAGTAACCACAACATCAGGTTTAAGTGTTGTTGTCGTCGTAACAGGAGCCGGTGTCACCGTTATACTTTTTACTTTAACTCTACGACAAGCCATTGCGTTAGTCGCAAAAACTTGTGAAATTGCAGTCACTTTACCATTTTTATCTTTAATATCAACAGTACAATTAACATCAGTTCCATTACCTGAATCAACAGTCGTTCCTGTAGTTCCATTAGCACCTGTTTCCACACTTGTTTTTGGAATTACGGTTTGTTCACCCGAACCTTTAGATAATTCAATCTTAATAGTTCCTTTAGTGAAAAACTCATCCAATTTTTTATCACCAATGTTTTTACTCTTCAAAAATTTAGTAACAATATCAAGTCGTCTTTCAGATAACGCTTTGTTATACGGAACCGTTGCCGTAGCCGACGCAGAACCTTCCATTACTATTTTAATAGTTCCAAGTCCTTTAGATAATATGTCGTAAGCGTCTGTAATGAAGTTCTTATCCCCACCAGCAAATAAGTTATAATTACTTTTTATAACCGTATCAAAAAATGGTTTAACATTTCGGTTCACATCACCGGCATTAAACGCCGATTCCGAATTTTTAACATATTTTTCAATATTAGTATCAGAAGTATATGAATCATAAGTTGACTGATACTCTTCAGTAGTTGTTGTATTTGGGTTTTTACCCGGAATGTCATTTTCAAAATAAAACGCAAAATCCAAGTATTTGTTTTCAAAATCTTGTATTGATGAATCAGGAACAACTGTTTGGTCGGTATTTGATGCCGCAACATCAGCACTTCCTGTTCCTGCGTTATTTGAATTGTCTTTAGGGATTTGTTTATTAATCTCACCAATAATTTCTTTATCCGTTAATTGCGGATTACTTAAAATTTCTTGATAAGTATACAAATCCTTAGTTGGGATAGTATTGAATTTAATAGCTAATTTGTAGATATCGAATTTAACACATCCCGCGAAAAATGAATCAATAATTGAATCAATACGTTCTTTTGCTTGTCCTTTCAATTGTTTCTCAACCACCGTATTCATAACTGACGGGTGGTCAACAATAATTTTCCAAGACAACGAACCCGTTCTACTTGTTTCTTTATATGTATAAATTGGTTCAGGACGACCCAAGAAACTTTGTGAGTTCCAAGACGCACTACTTGAATCCGAAAATTGTAAATCATAAGGTGGGAACCACATAACTCTACCCCCATTTGGACCTTTCTCACAAACAGGTAGTTCATCATAAGTGTAACCCGGTCTACTTGATGTTCTCCAAGCCAAGTTCTCAATCGAGAACATATATTTTTTAGCGTAACCACCACGACCATTAGCATCGTCTGCAATAATATTAGTTGACCCAGGATTTCTAAGTGGAGCGATATTTAAATTGAACGTGTTATCTAACACTGAGTTTGTAAATCTTCTACCTGACGTTGTAATACCATCAGTCTTTTGTAAATCAGCATAAGTGTAATATGGAGTATCCTTTGTAAATACACGACAATACTCAATACCTTTTTCCCCACCTGTAGTATCATCTTTATACGATACCACTTGTGAACCTTTTGTCATTTCTTTATAACCATCGTGAAAAACTTTACTCACTTGGTTCATTGCATTACCGACGTGTTTTAATCGACTAATACCCGTAACATTATCCGCAGAATCAATAATTCTTTGAGTGTTATCTAATATAGAGTTTTCTTTAAAATCAACATTAGTTGATTCTGATTTATTATATTGACTACTTATTTGATTAAATTCTTCATCTTTACTACCTGAACCACCACCCGGTGTTGCTTTAAAACCAGCGTTAGGTTTGTATTTTGGTGAAGTCCAAACTAAACCACCATCAATACCACCACCATTACTTAATGATTTACCCGCTAAACCAAAGTTTAATCGACCATCATTACCTTCAAATAAAATACCCATTTCAGACGGACCATAAACAGGTGTTTGAACTTGTTCTCCGTAAGGATTTACAGGTATCTGATTTGGGGGTGAAGTAATCGAACTTGGCTCCGCATTCACACTACCAACGTAGTAACCACCGGCTAAAGTCCCATTTGGATTTATCAAACTAAGAGCTAAATTAGCAATCGCTTGACCAATCCCCAATATACCACCAAAATCTTTTTTATAACCCGGTTGATATCTATTATAATCTAAGTTGTTGAATAACGCAGACCTTTGACCATTACCCGTGTTCGCTAAAAATATTTGTGACGGATTTCTTTTAATATTTAATATTGGACCTAAGAAACCTCCCGTTAATTGATTAACAACATTTAACGCATTTGACGTTTGTTGTGTTTGTAGACCACCCTTAGTATTTTCATCGAAATAATCGCCAGGGATAAATGATACAGGCCAATAAGCACCCGATATTCTTGTTGCGAAATCAAACGCCGCAGTTACAGGTGATTCGGGAACCGTAATCCTCCAATTACGATAAATAAGAGGTTCTTTTCCCGCTGCCAATAAACTAGCTTCAAACGGGTCAGATAGTGACTCTAAATTAACCTTACCAACCGTATTTTGTAATATCTCTAAATTAATCCTTTCTTGAAATAAAAAGTTCAATTGTTTCGCACCTAATTTAGCTATGAATGAATCTTGAGATAATGACCCATCACTACCTGTCGGGTTATTCGATAATAAGATTTCATAAGGTGAATATATCGAAGGAACAAATGTGGTTAACCCATAAGGTAGAAAATAATTAGGAGTACTAATCGGATTTTCAATTACGTTATAAACATAGTTATAACCCCCACTTGGTATGAATAGGTTTTTTACCCCCGGTGACGTTGGAGATAAATTTAGGTATAAATTATTACTTAGTAGTAATACACTTTGATTTGGGGAATAAGGTCCCTGATTAGGTATTACAGGTAATAACGGACCATTGTAAGTTATATTAAGATTAAAACCCCCATCTGGCCCATAGGCATTTAAAGGATATAATTGTTGTACGAACGGTCCATTAGATATCAAACCATCAGGTGAATCTACCACGGGGGATTGACTTAAAACTACCTCATAGTTTAATGGACCTGACGGTGGGGTATAAACACCTGTAACCGTATACGTTGATAAGTTTTTGGCCATCAACGCGTCTCTAAACGATGAGGTTGACGCAAATGATAAAGTACTATTCGGCATTGTTTGTTATTTTATATATAAATAGAATACTACTCAATTTTTATGCTTTAGAAGGAACTTTAGTTTGGTTATTTAATGACGGAGTATCTTTAATCATTTTTAAAAGAGATTCTTTAAATTCAGGACTTCTCATTAAATCATCAAACGCCCTTTGGTCCATACCGGTAGGTATTTTAACATTAATATCCATATCCAATTTCCCTGAGTGGAACGTTTCTCCTTTAGCGTTAGCATTTTCAGGTTTTTGATAATCAATAATTTCTTTATATTTTCCCGAATAATTTTTTAATTCAGTATTGATTGGTGCGGCCATTGGTTTGGTATCAACACTTTTAGGTTTACTATCGGTTCCTATATGTTCAGCTTTAGCTACCGTCCCTATAAGTCCTTCAGTTGCATAAGCCCCTATTTGGTCATATTTATTTTCACTTTCTTTTAACTTAATACCTTCGGCATTTAAATTAGCCGTCACGGCTTTAATTGTCTTTTCAAATGTAATTGCACTATCACTAAGTATTTTACCCGCAACACCGGCAACTTCAGTAAAAGAACCTTCACCTTTAGCGAATTTTAATAAGGAATCACCAACCGCGGTTAAATCTTCATCAAGACCTTTCCTCATTTTACCAATATCCATTTCTTTATTAAATGAATCAGTAATGGCTTTAACATAGTTCCCACTCGAAACTAACATTTGTTCACCTTGTTTAGTTCCCGCAAATGCTCGACCCGTTTTACCTTTTAACGACTCAGTATTTGCCGCAATTTTTTCAGAAACTGTTAATTGTTCTTGTAATAATTCCTCATTAGATTTCGGAGTATTATCTTTAATGATTTTATTTAATTTTTCAGGGTCATTTGCATATTTCGCTAACGCCTCATTCATATCAACCATTTGTCCATCAACGTTAATTTTGATTTCACCATCTTTCATTGATGAAACATTCGCTAATAATTTTTTCTGGTCTTCATTAATAAAATCAGGGAATTTGATTTTACTCATTTTAATATCCATTTCAGCTGCTGCCTTAGACATTTTAGCGAATTCCGCTTGAGGCATACCCGCGGCATCAGCCAATTCTTTCATCCTACGAATACTTCCAGGTGCTATTTTAACGTTACCTTTCTCATCTAATTCAGTTAAACTCGCACCCATTTTTGCGATAGACTGTTGGAAAGCTTCAGGGTCATTTTGTGACATATTCATCAACCTCATCGGGTCTAATAATTCACTTTGAGAAACACCTAATCTTTGGAACGCCGCCGCCATTTCAATAGCACCTTCAGGATTAAATGCCTTATCAACCGACGCTAAAATAGTACTCATATTAACACGTAATCCCGCCGACGTTGCGGCCATTCTCGCTAAACCTTCAACACCACCCGAAAAATTGTGAGTGTCTAACGCCTCCATATTACCTAAAACCGCCGACGAAACCGCTTGAGCACTAACACCCAAAGACCTCGCGGTGTCCATTACTTTTTTAGTTTCTTCACCGATATTGTGCATATTATAACCGGCATCAATAAACTTTTTAGTTAAAACATCAGCTTCTTGTCCTGATACTTTAGCCGCCGCATAAATGTCGGTAAACACTTCCTTAGTTGCAATAACATTAGTACCTAAAGCACCAATTAAACCTTTTTGTATTGTTTCAATGTCAGACATTTTACCCCCTAACTTTGCAACGTCAGAATACGCATCCCCTAACGACGCTTTAATCGCCACCGCCGATTCACGGCCAAGACCCATATTTTTGGAAAGATTCGAATAAACCTGGTCCATTTCATCAACGACTTTAGCAATCTCAGAAGCACTTGTATTACTTTTAATAATACTTTTGATTTCCGCTAAAATAGCATCAACACCACTAACCGCACTTTTTGATTTTTCTTCGTCATCACCAGCAAATAAATAACCCATATTTTTGTGTATTTCTTATAATATAAATACACCAAAGGTTAATTTTCCTTTGGTGTATTATCTTCAATAATTTTATCAATTAAATATTTTCGTATATATGTGGGTATTTTTAAATACTCACTATATTGGGTTCTCAAAAATCGACTTAAAACATAAAACTCATCAATTAATTGTTTGCTATATTCAGAAGAAAGGACGAAAAAACTCCACCCCAAAGGATACGTTAAACGTAACCAATTCTCCTGACGGGGCGTAAACTTGTCTATTTAAATCTAGTGAAGGTTGGTTATCTCTCAAATATTTTCTAATGTATTTAGAATCCATTATAGGTAACGTACTAACAAATTGAGCAATAGCTGCAGGGTCATTACTACCATCAACTTCAACAATTTGTTTATTTAATCTCCAAGTTACTGTTGGTGCGGTCCTCCCTTTAGGATATTGTTCCGACATAACATCAATTTCAATCCCTTCATAAAAAGTCAATGGTTTTAATTTGACAGTTGAACCTGTTTTAGGTAATTTTGTCGTAAAGATACCGTTTTCATTAGGTTCTTCTTGAGTTACTTTAATACTTAACGAGTCCAAAATTTCGGTATGTTCAAAAATTTTACCCGATTTAGGGTCAGTTAAATTAAGTGTATATTCAGGACCAAATGATGTATTTCTCAAAAAGATTAAAATCGCTTCAACATCACCATCAGTCATTTCTTCCGGTCTTAAATCGTGTTCATAAACTTTATTTCTTAATAAAGTCATCACAATATGTTCTTTTGAATCATTATTTAATAAATAATTCTCATCTTCAGCAGTTAAATAACCTACTTTAACCGAAGTTTTTTTTGATTTGTAGAAAATCCCCTTTGAAGGTAATTTTACCACGTCGTGAGGTAGATTAAAACCCTCCGTCGCAGCTTTTAATAAGTCAGCATCCATATTTACTTGTTTTTTAAAAAAATATAGTTTACATTTGTTTTTACTAAATATATAAAACAAAAAAATCCACATACGTTAATATGTGGACTATAAAAATTATATTTAAAATTTTTTAGTAAACTAATACACAACGGTCAGGTCTAAGTGTTGCCGTGATAGACGCGATTGCATCAGAGTTATACGCTAATGAATCGAAGTTAACGTCAGATAACCAAGCACCTTCTAATATCCATTTTTCAACAACAACCCCTGTTGGGTCTAACATTTCCAAGTCAACATTTTTCTTGTAACCTGCAGCATAACCCATACGTCCTGTAACAGATTCCGCACATAGACGAACCCATTCCATTAATGCTTGTGAAGCTGAAGGTCCGATAGGGTCACGGAACTTAACGTTAATTGTTCCCCAAGTAAAACGTCCCGCAACATAAGTTGACGTATTTAAAAATTGTACCTCAACCGGGTTAATAGTGATGTGTGGTCTTGATGCCGTTTCAACGAACCATTCATTAATTCCCAAACTTGAAGGGAATCTCATTATAAACCTGTTTTGTCTTTTAGGTTCGTATGGTATCGGCATTTTCATTAATAAATCAGCCATCTTATTCTTTTTTTATTATTTTAGTGTTTATTTTTATTTATAAATATCGTTTGAAAGATTTTTCTATTTACTTCTAATTATTTTTAAAATATCTTTCTAGTAATAAATATCTAGTTTAATTAATTTTTATATTAATATTAATTTATTCTTTATTTATTAATATCTTTTCTTTATTCCTCCTGCAGTTGAATAGGTCTTTATGATATTATCTGGTTCATTTTCGAAATGTCCTTTAACTTTTTCCACGTTTCTTAAATCATCATCTGAAAATCCAATTTGCGGTTCGTGATTTGCTAATTTTTTCTTTAAGAATGCTTTTTTTCTGATAAAACTTGATAGGTGTTTTACGTGGTCTACAAACTCTTTTAACGCCTTAATCTTACCTTCTTCCGGATTTGTAGCTGAACCTTCACCATACGTCACCGGATAGAATTTACAAAGGTCTAAATACTCTTGGATTAATTCTTTTTTAGATAATTCACCTTCGTCAGCCAAATCTCTATATTTTTCTAAATTTCTAACTAATTGTTCAGAATCAATTCCATTATGATTTGAAACTATTAAATTGTATACTGCGTCTCTCATAACAGAAGGTGTGTGACCTCTAGCCGTTACAATTGAAAATATTGACCCGTTATTGATTGCCTCAACAAAATCAGGCCAAGCCGGTCCATCACTCGCGGTCATAGAATCGACTATGAAATTTTTATCACCTGTTGTTGAAAAATATCTAAAAGGTAAATCTGCGAATCCAACAATTTGATGTCCTTCATATTCGAAAGGTTCTTTACCGATATCCATTCTATATTCCGCAAAATCTTCGGTTGACATTGGAACTTCGTTACCTTCATCATCCTGTAATATAATTTTGGTTGGCATATACATAATATTATCATCCCAATCGAATGCGTAATATTTCATATCGGGGGTTCCGGTCTCATCAAGACCTTCTCTTAAATTTTTATATTTTTTCATATGTTATTTTAAAAGGCTAAAAAACAAGCCGATATTATAAATACCGACTTGTTTTGTTTTTTTAGATATTTTCGAAAGAAGCTCCTGTTGGAGTAATATAGAATGTGATATCTATAAATTCTAACGCTTTAGTTGGTTTGATATAAATCTTACCTGTCATTTGATTTCTGTCTAAGTCAGCAGCATCTGAAGAAACTGTTACTCGGAAATCATATAGACCTCTATCTCTTCTGATTGAGTCTAAGATTGGGTTAACCGCATCTAAGAAATCTTGTCTTACTTTTTGGTCGTTTTGTTCGAACAACAATCTCACTGAAACCGCTGAAATCAATTTACGAGCTTGTAATAACAATCTTCTAACGTTGATTCTATCTAATGCCGACTCTCTAACTTGAAGAGTTTTATTACCCCAAATAACTGTTCCCACATCTGAGAAAGTCGCGATAGGGTTAATTCTACCTTTGTATAGAACGTCTCTATCTTCTTGAGTTAATTTTTTACGTGCTTTGATAGCGTTTACGATACCTCTTGTGTAACCTGCCGCCGCGAACCAAGGGAATGCGATATTGTCTGTCAATGCCAAGTTTCTCGTCACCTCCGCAGTTGGTGGTAAATAGATTTGTGTATTGTTAACACTATCTCTTGTTAATACCCAAGGGTAGTAAGTAGCGGTGTAGTTAGAGTCGATACCTGTAGTTTCTAAATTATCAATAGCCTCTTGTGGGTAAATTAAATCTTCAGTCACAAATGAAGGTGTGAACATTTGAGTATCAGGTGTTGTACAGATATAAACTGAATCCGCTCTATCGTTTTCAATCATATCAATAGCACTTTCAACGATATCTGAATGGTTTACATAATCAACACCCGGAGTTGCGAATACGTTGATGTTTACCGCTTCAGGATTTGCGAATGTTCTTTGTCCTAATAGGTAAGCGTAGTAGTCAGTATTACCCCAATCTTGAGTATTGTCACCAACCGTGATTTGTTTAAACGCTCCCCATCCTGTAGCCGTTGGGTATTTAACTGAAGGACAAGCCCCTTTCAAATAACCAGGTCTACCTAATACGAATCTATCTGTATTTGTTCTTGATTCTCTATAGATATCCCATCCATCAAAACCACCTTGTACTATTAATGAGAATTTACGTGCGTAAAGTCTGTAGTATGGGTTTGATTCAACTGTTGGGTCAGAACTAAAGTTAGCATCACCTGTAAAGAATGCGGTTGTTGCACTTGTAATTGCAGATAAAACATATTTGTTTTCTTCAGTATTCCACACTTTTTGGTAGAAAGTATTGTTAATTGTGATACCTGACGCTCTGTTATCCATATGGAAACCTTTAGTTTTAGTATCCCACAACGCTCCCGTTGATTGAGTACAAACATCTAATGGTAATTGTTTACCTTTGTATGCCGTGAAATCAACATCATAACCAACTGTATCTGAAACACCTAAATAAGTTCTACGAACATTATCACCGTTACTTCTAATTGCGTCATCCGCACCTGAAGATAAACCAAATGGTGGGTTGTAAATTACTTCACCTGGATAATCATATTTAGTTTTATAAATAGGGAATGGTGAACGAACACCTGTATAAGTTCTTGTATCGTAACCTTCAAAACCACAAGGTAATGCGTCTATCGGAGCGTTTTCGTTAACTTCAACCATTACATATTTTGAATTCAATTGGTATTCACCGTCAGATGTACCAATTTTTTTCGCGATGAAGTTATTTTGATTGATGTCCATAGAACAATTAGTGAATTTCTCGATAACAACCGGAGCTGAATCTGAATCATAATAATCTCTAACTAACACATCAAAAGTACCATTTCCAAATGAAATATTTGCAATTGATATTTTAACATCCGTATTTGCCGCGTCACCATCAGCAATTGTTGTAAATTTGAATAAACGATAAACTTCCGTTCCTCTTAATTCAGACACAACCCAAGGTGATGCTGGTGATTGGTATTTTTCTAAATAGAAACCTAATGATGTTGGGTCAGCACCTTGTCTAGCGTCAGGATATGCCTCAACTCTCGAACTTAAACCTCTAATGAAACCTTTTCTCCAAGCGTAATTTAATAATGATTGATATTTTTCTTCCACAAATAAAGGAACTGAGCTTCTATCTTTTGAGAAGTTAGTTGAACCCAATACTTTACTAATGTATTTTGAGTCAGAATTTGATAATGATGTTTCAAATGAAAACTGAGTCCCTGTTCTACCTGTTGCATTAATAACGAAAGTTGAGTATGGGTTTTTAGTTACACCTGAATAAACACCTGAAGTATTTAGACTAACTTGTGTTAAACCTGAAACTTCATAAACGGGCCCATTTTGACTTGAATAATCTGAAATACCTCTTGAACGTAAAGTTGCAACAACTAAATCATCATATTCTAAGAATGGTTCACCTGATAATACAAAGAATGTACCGGTTAACACACCATCATAACAAGTTGTTGTCGAACCAACGTTCATTGTACCTGTATCACCTGTAGTTGTAGGGTCACAAGGGTTAAGGTTACTAACACATACTGTCCAATTTGTTGTAACAGTGTTATCGTCAGAAATTAATTTATAACTTAAACAAGTTGTGAAATCATTATCAGTTGAGTCACTTACTTGTATAACGTTATTTATTGTTACATCTGTAGTACAAGCACTGAATGTTGATATTACTTGTGTTATGTCAACGTTTGTTGGAACATAAACATAAATTGTGTTAGTATTATAGTTAATATTACCATCACAACTTCCGATACTCAATACGTTAATAGTTGCGTTTAATGCGGAACCACCTTGAGAGATAGTTACTACATCACCAACTTGATAACCTGTACCTGCTTTGTTAATTGTTACACCTGTAACAACATTACTTCCATTTACCGCAATATTAACGGTTAATCCAATACCTGAACCACCTGTTGTTGCAACATTAGTTCCGTTAACATAACTTGAACCTGAAGCATTTATACTTGAAGTAAGGACGTTACCATTAACTGAATAATTGTAAAATGATGCACAATTTGAAAGTGAAGATGTTTCAGTTAATCCTGACACTGTTGTGTAAAAAGAGGAACCTGAATATACCCCACCACCTAAGTTGTCAAATAAAGCGTAATACCAAGAGTCGTTTGAAGGTGCTGAATAATCTATTGTGTCAGAGTTCATTGTATCCGCTTGGAAAACATTAGTTCTTGCAGTGTACCCCAAAGAAGTGTTATCATCATAATAAACACCAGGAACTGCTCCATAATAATAAACAGAACTTTCTTCTTTAGAATTATCAAGGATAATATCGTAAACTTGTTGTTTTAATTTCGTGTCGATACTACTAATACTACCATCAAAATTTTCGTAAGGTAGATTCAATTTGTTTAAAAGTTCTTGAGGTAAGTCAGTTGTTGTGAAACCAACACTATTAGGACTATTAGTACATCCTGTAAATGGTAATTCAAAATCAACTTCATAATATTGAACACATTCAGACACACAATTTGCGGTAATTGCACTTAAACAATAAAACTGAATTGTTGATGGGTTCACGTTTGCTTTGGTTGTAATTGACCAAGATGGACCCGCATCATAACCAGAAAGTCCTAAGATTCTAGTTACGAACAATTGATTAGATTGTTGTAAATAAGATTTAGCGATGTATGATGCCTCATATTTAGGGATTTGTGTATTTACAAATTTCTCAGGTGAAGTACCTCCGAAGAATGTTGAGAATTCGTCAAAATTACGGATAAAGATTGGTTCGAATGCGGGACCTTTTAACGTCTCCCCAACGATACCCAATGTAGTTACCCCTACACTTTGTGCTACGAAACTCAAATCAACTTCTGAAGTATAAACTCCCGGTGAAACAAATACTTTACTGTTTGTTGCCATTATTTTTTTGTTTTTCTTAAAAGATTTATTTTTATTTGATAAATATTCAGAAAAAAACCAAAATACTTTACTTTCTACGAGGTATTTATATTTTAGGTAGATTATTTTCTACCTTTTTTCTACTATGGCAGAGGACAATAAGAAGATTAAAAATTTAAAGATATCAGAAGAAGTTCACGAAATTTTAAAAAATTACTGTGATAAAAGGGGTATTAAAATATACCGATTTTTAGAAAAGTTAATTGTTGAAAAGTGTAAAGAAAAGAAGGATATCTACGGTGAAGATTAAAGTAACTGATTATTAAGGGTGATTGATGCTTCAAGAGCGTCGTCCTTTTTTATTGCGATAATTTTTAGAACATCGTTAGTGTTAATTTGTATTTCACTAATATCACCACCAACATATTGGTTATTTATAAACACATCGTAACCCTCAATATTATTAGTCTCACCAATGTTTAAATTAAGTGTGTAATCAAATAATTGTGTAATAGTATCATTACCAACAACAAATAATATTTCAGAAGTTAAACTACTTGGGTTTGAGTTTTGTTTTTTACCTTTTCGGTCTTTATCGGTTTGTAATTCATATACTTGTAAAACTCGACTGATTGCCGGTGAAACCTCAAACTCATCTTCATCAATTAAAAAACCTAACATAGTAAATTCGTATGTTTGGATATAGTATTTTCTTTTTTCTAATTCGTTAACCGATTCATCAGAAATATTACCTTGGACAATTGGAATGTAATGTCCTTTAATGTTTGTATAGGCTTGTTTTGATGCGAATTTACCCAATACGATTTTATTGAACTCGTTTAATTCTCTCATCCGATTACAAACTATTTTAACTTGATATGTGATATCAACAGGGATGGGTTGTGGGATTTTGTAAATATCCATTCCGTTTCTTTGACCGTCAAATGTTGGAACTTGTGCGTAAAAATATTGTCGTCTATTTGGAATATTGTAAATGACCGCAGGATTAGTTCCAAATTTTACTTCAGGCATTCTAACCACGGTAATAAATGGGGGTTCGGCGTTTTTGTCAATATTTTGGAAATTCCAAGTCTCAATAAATTGTGACCAATTTTGGGTTGTTATTAAAATATCAACCATTGGGATTTTTTTACCATCTACGATTGTTTGTAAATCGGTTTTAACAAAGTTTAAAAAACCACCATCCAAATCGGCGTGTAATAACGACTTTGGTAAGTATGTTCCATCTTTATTGATTTTATCTAATAACTCATATCTTCTTGGTAATAGAGTCTTTGATTCCGTCAATGGAATATGTTTTTTAATATTACTTTTTTTAGGTAATCCCATTATATTATTTTTTAGGTGTGTTATCGTGACGACATTTATGACAAATGTACGGGTCACTACCTCCATCTTTTAAAGACCAATTCCAATTACATTTATCACAGAAAACCTCATCTTCAATAATTCGTTCAATTAATTTAAATTGACGTTCAGTTATAACAATTTTCATAATCCTCTAAATTCGTTATCAGTAACAGGTGACGCACCAATACTTCTATAGTAAGGTCTTGTCCCCGCATAATTATGTTTATTGTCTGAAACAACCCTACCGTCATTATTAACCGTATAGTATCTCACCCTTGTTTCTGTTTCATAATAACCAATATAATCACCATAAGTAATATCAATCCCCAATTCATCTAAGTGATGTTGATAAACACCTACTTTAAGATTACCTGGCTCAAATTGGTCAACTTTGGATGTTCCAATAGTTTTATTCTCAGGGGCCAATATTTGAACGTACCCTTTAAATTCAACAGGGGGTAAAAATTTAATACCATCAGCAACTGATTCACCATATACGTCATCCGTCTTAGTTTTAATTCTATCAACTCGATATAAAACTAATGTGAAATTCATATCTCCGTGAAGCCATTCTTCACCCATATTTAAATCTAGGTTAAAATCTTCTCCTCCGAAAAATTTACCTAATCGTGTTATTGGAACATTATTATTAGACATATTGATAAATATCGGATTATTTATTATTTTTTAAACAAACAAATAGTTTTGGAAAACAAAATCGTATCTATAGAACAACAGGCAATACAAATACTTGAGAATTACTCAGGGGGGAATAACTATATTCTGAAATTAAAATTACAGAAAGAAAACAATAAAAAGTTTTACCCGACAAGAGCCCAATCTGATTATATCATTAATTACTCAGACTACCAACCTAAAGTTGCTAAGAAGTGGGTTGACTTGGACCCTTACTTCGCAAAAAAGATTGCGGACCAAAATCTTTACACTGAAATCCCTAAACAAGTTTGGGTTGAGAAATTATTGGTTGAGAAAGAAAAATCATACCATATTTGGGGGAAAATTAAAGAGGAAGAAACTATTCACGATTTTTGGATGCCAAAAGGTGCGATGTTAAAAACCCATAAAGTTGAAAATGTTGTTATTGATTATACTAAGTATTCACACCGACCTCCATTGGAACACCAAAAGATAGCCATCGAATCATTAGCGGGGTCTAAACGTTTTATTTTGGCGGATGATATGGGTCTTGGGAAGACAACCGCAACAATTATCGCCGCGTTAGAGACAGGTGCTAAGAAAATATTAATTATTTGTCCCGCAACATTAAAAATTAACTGGCAACGTGAAATTGAAAACTATACTGATAGGTCTATTTTTATTTCTGAAAGTAAAAGTTTTTCAACTGAACACGATTTTGTTATTGTTAATTATGATATCTTAAAGAACTTTTACGACCTCAAAGATAAAGCAAATTCATTAATTACGAAATGTAATTTTGATTTAATTATTATTGATGAGGCACACTATATACAAAATGCTCAAGCTCAAAGAACTAAACTAATTAATAGTTTTTCAACTAAGGTGGATAGATTATGGTTGTTAACGGGAACTCCGATGACTTCAAGACCAATGAACTACTTCAACTTATTGAGTTTGATTGAAAGTCCTGTTGCTCAAAATTGGATGGCCTACGCGATTAGATATTGTCAAGGTTATCAGTTCACTGCCGGTAAAAGAAAGATATGGAACGTGTCAGGGGCATCTAATTTAGAGGAACTTAGAGATAGAACATCAAGACAAGTATTACGTAGGTTAAAAACTGATGTATTAGATTTACCCGATAAAATAATCACACCTGTTTATCTGAGATTGAAATCTAAAGACTATGAAACTGAGGTTGGTGAATACTACGATTGGTATGAAAATAAAAAAGACGAGTCTAAATCATTAACGGTTCAATTTAGTAAGTTAATGAAAGTAAGACAAATTATTGCGGAAGAAAAAATAAAACAAACAATAGAATTAGCTCAAAACATAATAGACCAAGATAAAAAGGTTATTATATTCACAAATTTTACAGATACATTAAGAAAAATTCACGAACATTTTGGAAAACAATCAGTTTATTTAGACGGGTCTTGTACCAAACCACAAAGACAATACGCAGTTGACCAATTTCAGGAAAATGAAAAAATAAAGGTGTTTGTGGGAAATTTAAAAGCTGCAGGTGTCGGAATTACTCTCACCGCTGGTGAGGCTTGTATTATGAATGACTTATCATTTGTTCCATCGGACCATTCACAAGCGGAAGATAGGGCTTACAGATATGGTCAAAAAAACACGGTTTCAGTTTATTACCCAATATTTGAAAATACAATTGAAGGTATTATTTATGATATGTTAAATCATAAGAAAAATGTGTTTGAAACGGTGATGGGGGACAATTTAGATAAGGGTGACTTTGTTGAACAAATGATGAATCGAATCAACCAAAGGAGATAATTCAAAACTTCCGCTTATTTATAGGTAACAAAATAAGTAAAATGAAAGTAATTGAAGAACGTATCAAAGTTATTACCGAAAAGTTAGAAACTATTGATAAAGAAAAAAACAAAGAACTTTTCCTTACGGAAATGAAAAAGATAGGGATAGAAAAGTTACCCTACGCTTACTCAGCCTTGAAACAATTTATTGACGCAGAAACGATGTCATACCATTATAACAAACATTATAAAGGTTATGTTGAGAAATTAAACACTGCGTTAGAGAAAGGTAAGTATGGTGATTTAGAATTAGAACAAATCATCAAGAGTATTAGTCGATACAATAAAACAATCCGAAACAATGCGGGTGGAGCATTTAATCACGCTTTGTTTTGGAAAATGTTAACACCAAAGACACAAAAACCAAGTGGTAAAGTTTTTAATAAAATTGTAAAACAATACGACTCGTTTAATGATTTTAAAATTAAATTTGATGAAGTTGCGAAACAAAGATTTGGGTCAGGTTGGGTTTGGTTAGTTTTAACAAAACAAAATCAACTTAAAATAGTTTCAACCCCCAATCAAGACAATCCATTAATGAATGTCGTAAAAAATGGTGGGTATCCATTATTGGGGTTAGATTTATGGGAACACGCTTATTACTTAAAGTATCGTAACAAAAGGGACGAATACATAAATAACTTTTGGAAATGTGTTAATTGGGAATTCGTTGATAAATTATATTCAATGAAAGTTAAAACCAAAATTAACGAGAGTAGTGAAATTAAAACTTTAATTACCGAACAAAAGTCGGAAAGATGTAGTCGAGAATTAACCGAGAAGATTAGACAAATATTTAATTCAAATCCTGACGTTAAAAACACATACAAGATAGCCATTAATCGAATTCTTAAAGAAGCTTTTCCTGATAAATTTTATGGTAAAGATAAATACGCTCCGGGTGAAATGTCGGGGATTTATAATTTGGAAGGTGAGGGTAGGTCAGTAATTAATAAATTGAATACTAACTATAGTACTTTTTGTTTATTAATTCAGGACGTTAATAAAGTATTGGTGAAACTAAATAAACCTGAAATTGATTTAATTGGTCGAAATAAATTTGACCAAGTGAGTGAGACTAAACGATTTATCAAAGTAATTGATTATTATAAGTTTAGAATTTTTTCACCTGAATCATCGACGTTCCAAAACATTATGTCAGTTTTAAATCAAACGAATACTTGGGGTGAACAAAGAGAAGATTATGTTGTTGTTAAATTACAAAGTATTTTTGGTAAAGACAATGTAAGTAAAATCGGTAAACTTGGGAGTAAAGAAGATATGATTGGTGGAATTGATTGTGAGATAAAAGTTGACGGTCAAATAAAAACATCACAAATCAAACCTTTCACGGGAATTAAAAAGGATAATGGGAACATCATCATTTTAGGTTCAGGTAATGTTAAAAATTATAAAACAGATTGGTTAATCTTCGCAAAAAATAATAAGGAGGTTTTAGTGTTCGATAATAAAGATACTCAAATCATTGGAGGTATGTTTGTTTTTCCTGAAAATAATTTAATTTATACTATAGATTGATATTTATATAGAAAACAAATACTATGTCAATAATTCCGGAACCACATAGAAGTGAACTATATAAAAAGGTGAGACACCTATTGGGGGCTCCTTTACGTTCTGTTGAACTTGATGATGAACAAATGGATACTTTGTTAGAATTTTCAATTGATGATTATTCTGAACAAGTGCAAAATTGGTTAATCGAGTCTCAATGGACTTCACTATATAATCTAAATCTTGATACTCAATCTTTGAGTAGAGCTTTTATGACTAAGAGTTTAGATTATGAAACAAGATATTCTTACGCATACTCTAAGATTGTTGGTTTACAAGCCGGTGGTGAATGGGAATTGAAAAGAGATTATGTTGAATTAAAAGCTAATCAACAAGTTTACGAAATACCTGCGAATCGAGAAATTAATGAAGTTCTTTGGTTTTCACCCGCAAATTTAAATAACGCGATGTTTGACCCTTGGTCATTTGGTGCTTTAGGTGCCGGTGGTGGTCTTGGTGGTGGGGGTGGTCTTGCTCAAATGGGTAATACAGGTGGTAGTTTCTTAATGATGCCGGCATTTGATATGTTACTGAGAATGCAAGAAATTAACATACAACGAAGAATCATTACAGGTGACTTAACTTATAAGATTACGGCATTACCTGAAGGTAAAAAAGCATTACACTTAATGCAAACACCTGGTGGTAAATTTGACTTTGGTAATACAACATTAATGAGAGGTAAGGTATGGTATTGTTATTACGATGCGGGACCTGCTGACAGAGATAAGTGTTTAAAAGACAATCCTGATATCATTAAACTACCGTCCGACGTTCCATTTGATAAAATGTCTTGGACTGACTTAAATAATCCGGCACAAGTTTGGGTTAGACGTTGGTTTGTTGCGTCTTGTAAAGAGACATTATCAAAAGTTCGTGGAAAATATAGTGGTAATTTAAAAACACCTGATTCTGAATTAACTATGGATTATCAATCTCTATCAACTGAAGGTAAAGATGAGAAAACAAAATTGTTAGAAGAATTAATTGGTGCTGAAGGTAAATTAACAAGATTGAAACCTGAAAAGGTTTTAGAACGTGAGGCATTAATTGCTGAGAACTTAAATAAACAAATGAAGTTTAGAGCGTTCCCAAGACAAATATATATAATTTAATATGGTAGAACATCCGAGAAATACAGAAAAAAAAATAGTTGGTGAAAAAATTTACCTACGAGGGTTTAATGACCCTATTAGTAGAATTATTCGTGATTCAGTTTATAAAACCGATGGTGAATATTTCTTAGTTATTAAAGACATTGAAAATTGTAGGTTAGTTCTTGATTCAGCGACGACTAATCATATTAGAATTAAAGCGTTGACAAAAGTATTAATTTCCCCTTTAATTGGGAAAATTGACGAAGAATATGACGAAATTTTTATTGATAAAGGGGCTTGTGTTGAGTTCTTACAAATAGAAGGTTCGTGGTATATTGTGTCGTCTGACGGATTGAAATTGAGTTAGTTAAGTTCACAGAGGGAAATCGACTTCCCTCTGTGAAAACTTTATATAAAGACCTCATAACCTTCACTTGCTTGGTCATAGATATAGTCAGGACTAACATTAATGTTGTTCCAAAATTCCACTTCTTTTTCAGTTATAGTTAACAAATCTTCAATCGAATCTTGGTCACCCTCTTTAAATGGTAAGCCATTAGTCAATCTACATTGGTCGGTTGTAAAGAAACCACGTTGTTCGGGGTCCGTAACCAATAAGTTATCTCTCACTTCATTATTAAAAACAATCAACAAAGGTTGGATACGTTTGTTAAAGGTTGTAATTGCTCTCGGAACATTATATTCCCCCAACATATCAGGGTTATTCTCCAAATCTGAAGTATTCAAAATGTAACAATTAAGTTTAACTGTTGATTCTACGGAATCTTCAGGGTATTTACCATATCCTTCATAAAACAAATCAAGTTGTTCTTGTTTCCACCCACTTTTAGGTTTATTAACTTTTTGAACATCACCGTGAGATGCTCTAACAC